TACACCAGTGGGTTCTACAACGGCTTCTGCTACAACAGTTACAGTACCAACAGAACCTACAATATCATTCTGTTGTACTACGGGAATATTAGCCGCCGCTGTTACGTCTACTGAACCAAGAGCAGAAGTACCCACAACTCCAGTAACTATTACATTTGCGTCAGCAACTACATCGACAGCACCAACTGCCCCCGTAACGGCAACACCCGTTGGAAAGATATTAGCTTCCGCAACAACAGTGACTGATCCTACACTCGCTGTAGCTTGTAGCCCAGTAGGTTGAACCGTGGCTGCGCCGCTAACAGATACAGTACCAACTGCACCCGTAGTGCCCGGAACAACAACGTTGTTACCCCAAGAACCAGCCCCCCAACTCTGTGTGGAAGAACCCCAGCCCTCAAAGACAACAACCGCATCAGCCATTGGTCATCACGCGATCCTGATAATGGCGTTTGAAGCATCCGCAGTTGGGAACTGAATCTGAAAGTCACCCGCCGTAGATGTTTTATCCCCGCCAAAATCAAGTACAGCAACTGCTGGGTTAGACCCACCAGACTGATAAATCAGTGCTCCACGCGCTGTAATCGTCGCTGTAGACCACGTTGTATTTGAGAAACTCAAATACGCAGTTGTGCCTGATGTAGTAGGGTTAGTAGAAATAGTTAGAGTATTTCCGCCCGCCGTATAGCCTGTACCAGTCACCTCGTTTGTGGTGCTGTACGCAGTCGTAGACGCATCAAGTGTAGCTGATGACGTAAACAACGCGATCTTAAAAGTTTGTGACGTATCCGAACTGAAGTCCATCTCACCATCAAGAAGGGCTTGTTTGAATGACGTGCACATTGCTTGAGTAATTGCCATATTAGTCTCCTTATCCTACTTCCGCCCTGAACTGTCCAGAACGGTAAGTATCTTCTCTTAGTTTACCATCGCCCAAATTCTTTAAGAGGCCGATGGATTGCAAGTACAGTTTCTCGTACATCTGTACTACATCCTGTTCGCCCTTCATGAATCGGATTGCTTGTACGAGAGCACCGTTAAGTAGAGCAGAATCGAACTCGTCCCCAAGCCATGTAGTGTTAGCAGTAACGATGGACTCAGGATAATATCCATAATGCAGCTCCATAGTGTAGGCGCTGTCTGGAGTAGGTCCGAGGATGTAGGAATTGTCATCGAAGTAAGCATAATGTTTCGGCAGTCCTTGTGCAGACGCGTTAGGGTATGCTTCACGAATGAAGTTCACGTCTTTGTTTATAAGGAAATGATAGTCCCCACTACCGTCCACGACAGCTAGGGAATAATTCCAAAGATAATCAGAAGGAGTACCAAGATACTTATTCCCAGCGGTCAAAGCGCCCGTAACATTCCTGCGTAATGCGGGAAACTGCACCGAGTTATAGATAAGTTGCTCGGCCTGTTCAGTGAACATAGCGAGCTGATCCGCTGTGAAAGTTGTTTCACAGATGTCCTGAATGTTGGTTGTCAGCTCGGTATAGTTCATATCTTAGCCCATTGGTCCACGGGCCATAAGACCCTTTGTTGCTGCGCCAGTGCCGCGAACTTTGATGCCGCCACCCTTTTTAAGGTTGGTTTTTGGCATCTTCTTCTTGCTAGGTTTTGCCATCTTTTTACGCATTGTATCACTCCTAAGTAATTTGTATCGTAACTTGCCCAATAAATCCAGTACCTACTGTACCACCACTATCCACAGTGCTTCGTACTGGAACTATCTGTGCTCTACTGCTCGCATACTGATTAGTATCAGGACGCGGATTTCTTAACGCTTGCGGATCATCCACAGGGAATGACCCCAACATTAGCTGCGGCTGGTCAGGGTTCCAGCACTCAGGACATGCTTTCATATTTGTATCGCGGTTTTTCACGATCAAATTTTTCAATTCGCGGAGCCTATATGTAAACCCGCAAATATCGCATACTCCTAATGCCTTCTTCGCTGATGCAAACCGTGTCGCCATCTACGGCCTCATCACGCTTGGGACAAACCTAAACGGCGTCTTTTCACGGTCTTCACCAGCCGCTAGTATAAATTGAGCCTCATACTCAGCCTTTAGCATCTCGACACGAGGGGCAAGTTCAGGAACCTTCATAGCAATATGGTATGCTAAACCCGCTACCAGACATGGTAAGAAACGGAAATTCATATCGGCTGTTTGAGCACCCGCGCCAGCGTCTTGGATACGGCGCATACGGTAATACTTAAATATGTAATTATCACTATCGGGTACGGGCCACACATTGATTCGTGGAGCGTCACGAAGGCGTTCGATCCAAACTTGTATTGGTCTACCCTGTGATAACTTGTTTGGAATCGAAGCGTAGGTACTCACACTAACACGACTTATTGTAAGGTCAGTTTGTGTTGAAACATTACCTGCGCCAGTACGAATTACTTGTTCAAGCAAATCAATAGTATCTGCTGGTAAATCGTATTGGGATGTACCTTCGGTTAGGTTTATAATACCTTCGTCTATAGTCCAAAGGTTAATCCCTCGGTTTTGCCACTCGATTGTCATCAAGTTCATGGAACGACGCGCTGTTCGTAGGTCGTATCCAGACCGCAGCTCTCGACCTGCACGCTCCCACGCCTCTTCAGCGATCTCCGTGAAGTCCATGTTGAACGCTGTGGTACCCGATGTCGTCATTTTTTCCACCCATCCCGAGCTTTTTTCTTAGCTTTAGCTGACAGATCACCGTAGTGATACAGCTTTTTAGAAGTGTTAGACATTACTTTGCCAGTCATGAGCTTGCCGTCAGGGTGCTTGTGCATCCCGCCTTTATGCTCTCTACCATCAGCGTAGTAATGTTTAACACCTTTAGCCATTGAAATACTCTTCTACTTCTTTCATCAGCGCAGTTTTTGATTTACGACGATCTAACTCCACACCGTGTTCACGCATTAATGCTTCAAGCTGTTTCTTTGTCATACCTGAATACTCAGGTACTTCTTTCTTTTTGGAGGCCGCAGGCTTTGCTGTAACGCCCATTGATTCAAGTTTTGCCTCTGCCTGTGCTTTTGACATCAGATCAAAGACCTTAACTTCGTATGTACCGTCAGCGTTCTTTGTGCCGATCTGATACACTGGTTCACCTGAAGAGAACCTGCCGTTCTGGAAGATTTCCATCACTTCTTCCCCTTTTTCTTGGCTGGAGAAACACGGCGGGGTTTACCCGCTGGTTGTCCTAGCCGTTTCTTTTCAGCGATCTTTTTACGCTTTTCAGACGTACTCATCTCGCCGCTCGTTTTAGGGGTTTTACTGGACACCTTCTTTGTGGGTCTACAATAGGGCGTACCCCGCTTCTCCCCTGCTTTGCGTCCGCAAGCCTTGCCAGTGCGCACATCTTTCCAGTCCTCTTTGAACCAGCGTTTTAGTGCAGCGCCTTTTGCGGTCTTACGAACAGCCATTACTTATTGCCCCAATTCTTAGCCCCTACCTTCCGACATTTGGCTATAGCTCCAGAAGCATAGGCTGACGGGAAAACCTTGTAGCGTGACTTAACCTTGCGGTAGCACGCGTCCTTGACTGACCCGCCTTCTTTGTAGCCTTTACTGCATTCAGAGCAGCCGCAGCCTGATTTGCGGTAGTATCTACGCATCAGGAACCTTTCATTGTTACCATTTTAGCTGCACGAACACCTTTTGAAGCCATGCCGCAGCCACGGACTTTGCCGCCAGACTTGTAGCCTGACTTAGCCATACCGCCCTTTTTCATCATACGACGAGGTGCGCCTGCGCCTGTGCCAGTGACAGCCATCATGTCGTCCATAGGACGCTTTTTCTTGTTGCGTCTCATTGGCATTTCGTCAGCCATAGGCATACCGCCCATCTGATACTTCTTGACCTTACCACCAGCCATCATTTTGCCTTTACCATCCGCAGCGAACTCAGGAACCATCTTCCCATCTTTGCCACGAACCATGGGCATACCACCCGCTTTGTAACCTTTTTTCATCATGAACTCTTCTCCTACGTTCTGGGGAACCCCGACCTTCTTAGCGAACTTGGGGTTGTTTGCTACTGCTGCCATGAACCGCTGTTGTTTTGCAGATTTTGCAGGCATCAGCAGTTCCACTTCCGTAAGCTCTTATTGATGCGGCTATTCGGATCATTCGCAGTCTTTGCGCTAGTATTGCGCTTCTTCATGCCTTTCATACGAGCACAAAATGACTTACGACGCTTCGCCGCCTTAGAGCCTTTTTTGAGTTTGCTAGGCTTAGTCGTCACGGCTGTCTTGAGTTTACTGCCGGGATTTTCCCGACGATAACTCTCAACGCCCTTCTTGTTCAGCCCACCAGACTCGCTTTTACCTTCCTTGCGTTGCCACGCAGCGGTTTTTACGGAGCCACCTTTTTTGTAGTAAGCTCTCATATCCGCCTCCTAGCTATAGAAGAAGGTCATGGCGGTTATATTCGTCGCCACAGACACATATACGTCTGAAACACATCGAATACCGTCATCAGGAATGTTAACCGAGTGTGAGTCGGATGCTAGAAAATCAATATCTAGGACTGTAGCGCCACCATTACCGTTGGTAATAGTAAGGCGTCCCGCACCCGCACCAGTCAAAACCTGTAGCTGGCGAATACGTGCTGGGCCAACGGCAAGAGAGCCTGTACCCGTTACACGTTTTGTTAATACATCAGACGACATAGGTCACCTCCTTATGAGAGGTTGCGGTTCTGCAAATACAGCACCGTTACAGTAGCAGCACCTGCGGTAGCGGCAGTTCCTGTCTGGTTGTATGTCACAGTAACATCTACGTCAGTAGTACCAACATCAATCAAGTTACCGATCTGAGATACGTCAGATGTAGCAAGTACACGCGCTTGAGCGCCAACAGCCAATGCGTCTGCATACTGGTCAGCGGTTGAGCCATCACCAATATCAAAAGTATTAGTCGTAGCAGCGTTAAACGCTGTAGTTACGTCTACAGTAATTTGAAAAATTTGACTGTTTGCGGGAACAGTAGCGACAACTGTTTCTGTGCCATCAGCAGCAAAAGTAACATTTCCGCTTTGCGCCATTAGAACAAAGCCCACGTTGGCAGATGCGCCTTCACGGACAGACCCGGCCTTAATAGGACCGGAAAAGGTTGTAGTAGCCATGTGAATCTCCTGTCTTGGCTATTGTCAGTCACACCATGCGACTGTCAGGGATTAACTTCTTATAACATATTAAGAGAAAGGGGGCAAAACAATTCGCCCCCTTCC